TTTATCGCCGCTCGCCCTGCTAATACAGGCACAACACATAATCTACCATTGACCACGCAATGCCAATTTTTACCTACACGCACAGGAGTTGCATTATTATAAATCATTTTAACGTAAGGTGCTCATACGCGCACCAAAAGGTGATAATAGGTCGAGGTTACCCATACCATATATTGTAGCGGTAGAATTCTCGGCTTCTTCGTCAGTAAACTTTGTTTTATCCATGCTACTTATAGACGTCGAAATCACCTTGCTTCCAACACGCATTCTACCATATCCAACAGGAACGACCTGTCCTTGACTTGACACGTTTTCAGCTGACCCAAAAAGAAAAGAAGTAGTGTTTACAGCTTGAGGATCATCAGGCGCCATAAGCTTTGCTATTAAAATGCTAATACCCATAGAAATAACAGCACTAATCACGGTATCCAGTATAAACACCGCAGCCTCAAAAGCAAACCCTTTGGCAGCTTCACCCATAACAGCTTTTGCAATTGAGCTAGCTATAGCTGTAGTTGCTCCCCCCAAAACAGGCAGGATATCTACATGTTTTCCACGAATATTGGTGAAAAGAAAATTTTTATTATCAACCAATTCCCCATCAACAAATATAGCGAAGGAATTCCCCCGGTTTTTTAGGAGAAAAGAGCGAAATTTGTGGGTATTATTCTCAAGAGCACTGAAGAGCTCCACAAAATTTTTAACCTTCAAATTCCACTCTCTTCCCAGTATCTCACCAAGCCACCCTTCTATTCGTATCGTCGTCATAATATCGCTCGCGTTATCATAGCTGCCCCTTCTTTTGAGTTTGCGTCTGTCGTAGCAAATTTAAGATTCTTTCTAATAAAATCGTCATTAGACTTATCCACGGTAGTGAGAGACACAGAAATCGCTTTGCTTCCGGCCATTAATCTTCCGTAAGCTATAGGAACCGGGTTCCCTTGGTCACTTACATTTTGAGGCCCCTTAAACACATAGCTGCTCGTAGATACGGTGTCAGGATCATCTTTTCCCATGATAGACTCCATAAGCAAATGTATTCCATAAGAAATTAAAGCATACCCTCCAAAGACAATTAACGCCGCAATCAACAGCTGTGTACCGGCGCTGTAACCGGCATAAGCCACCCAATACTTTGTCAAAAACCCTATCACAGCTTTAATTGCAGGCCAATAAACAATTGCCCCTGCTATAACTGGAATAATATGAACGCTTTTTTTAATTTTTTTATATAAAGAAGTGGTGTTTTCTAGTGGCTTTCCGTCTACTAGAATTACATAGTGATTTTGATGTTTTATAATACGGCCTAAAAAATGCCCCGTATTAGCATGAATAGCCCTCAAAGCGTCTGCTACCGTCCGGACTTTGAGCTGCCACTGCCTCTCTAACCCAGCTGCTATTTGACCTTCTAGAAATACGGTAACCACACTACATTATACACTTTTAAATTGAAAAATAAATCGTTTCTTCACTAACGGGGTTATACATCGAGAACTTTTTGTCTCGCACGGAAAAGATCAAAAAATTGACAAGTGCGTTTCGGGACATCTCCACATCCATAGAACTAGGCTCACAAGAGCCCTCCGGGTGTGAATGGAAACAAAAATCTAGTTTAGATTGATTAAAAAGATGAAAATAATCCAAGGGATCTACTAAAAAGCCAGTTTTCTTGTCGGTAGCTGTATTTTTTAAAAAAAATAAACTGTTTCTTGCCCCTACTCCACATATTTCACTGTCATTTAACAAAGAAATTCGCGCTATAAGTTTTAAAAAATTTAATTTAATTGGTGTATCGATAAGCTTCAATTGATGGGAAACCCCCAAAAGGCAACCCGCGGCCATCTTTACCTCCAGCAAATTCCTCATACCTAAGCCTGCAAGAAAACAAGCTCTTACCACACTGGTCCTCTCGCCAATACTCGCTCTTGTAGCGAGGGTCTTGCGCTGTATAATGATCCTTAATACATACAAAAAACCTATCCAAAGAAACCGCCGGATTCACCGTCGAACTTTCTGGTTTTGTAAAAGCAGTAGGCATATCTGGTTTCACACGAATCATATCCCCTACCACATAACCTACCGTACCAACAACACCTGAAGCTAGCGTGCCCCCTGTGGTAGGAGTCTTTAAACCACCGTATTTTATCTCCCCTATAGCACCTCCATAATTAACGGTCGCACTAGCTAAGGAAGTTGCGCCCTTAACAGCCGTTGCGCTTAGAGCCACCAAAGAACCGTCACTAAATTTAATTGTTCTACCTCGTGGTATTTCAGCTGTAGTCCCCGCGCTTAGTGTGATAGATGGAGCTTCATCATTAGCCAAAGCACCCGTGGTTACAGTAGTAAAACCAGTATGATCATAATCATAAGCCCAATTAAGCCTACCGGTATCATAACCGCCAGCATCAACAAACCCTTTATTGTTCTCATCTGCCACGGCTATCCCTAAATTCCCCTCAAGATTCTCGCTCTCCTGCTTCCCAGCCGCCGCGCCTTTATCCAAAAAATACTTTGAGCCCGCTTTAGATAAAGCCACAGGCCCTTCCATAAGCCCTCTTTGTCCATATAGACACCCTAATCCCCTATAATGCCAAGGACAATAATTAGCGATCATAATACGAGCCGGAAGCTTAGCATTCTCCATCTCCAAAGGCGAAACAAGCTCAAACTCAATAAGATATTTATTTTCAGTGACTTTTCTATTAAATACATATACATCATCATCAAAACGAGAACTTGGATCAGAGGTAGCGAATGGATTTATGCCATCTGGAAAATTTTCTTCATCTATATATTTAAGAAAAATTCGTACCCTCTTAAATAAGCTGCCTACTAAGTCGTCTCTGCGTTTGATTAAATCTGTAATAACGCCTTTAGGATTAGCCACAGTCAATTTAGGACGCGGCAACTGCCCGTCCCCCCTCGATTCGAAACCGTCAACCTCAAAAGGTATAGAATAATACGTATGTGGAACCTTAGTTGTTTGGCCGCCCTGCTCCTCAATTACTTCTGATAAAACAATATCTTTTTCAATTAACTTACCCGCATGAAACCTTTTGATACCATCTTTCCCCCCTAGCTCTACTTCGTATAACTCTATAATTGTATCCGGCAGTAAATCGCTTATTGCTCTGTTGTGTGCTTCTGTTGACATTTTTATTTAAAATAAACAGGACCAGCAAAACCGTTACCATCAAGCCCATAAAGGTTAGTCTTGGATCTAATTAGGTCTGCTCGGGTGCCTAGTTGTGTTGTTTTGATTTGTAAATATTTATTCATTAAATAGCCAGTAACACAATTTCTTTCGGTCTCAGTTAAGATTCGGCTATATATTAAAATTTCTGCTATCGCTCCATGAAAGCCAACTTGTTGGTTAGTATCAATTTGGCTTGCCCCTATGATTGGCTCATCCATAAAACTGAAAGTCTTACCCACAAAAATTTCCTTCCCCATAGAACTTCCTTCTGTACGAGAGGTATAAATAAGGGAATCTTGCGTGCGCCTAGCTCTTAAATTATAAGGCCATGCTCGGTACACTGGCAACTTATCTGGGTTGTCAGACAACCCCCAATCCTTAAACTGAAACATATCTGTTCCCTTTAAACCCATAGTCTCCTGAACCAGATGCGTCTCTCGTCCATAATATTGAGACATATGCCTACTATCAAGGTTAGAAAAGCGGGTAAAACCAGTTTTATATGTTGGTGCCAAATTCCCGTCGCCTCCCGCAAAAACAAGACCACATGTGGTTGACCCACCGTCGTCTTTACAAACAAGATCCCATTTATCCGGGTAGAGCATATAAAAAATTTCAAAACCACCCATTAAGGAAGAAAGCTTGGTCCACCCTTTTGTCCCTTTTGCTACTATAGCTGTTGCCGCTTCCCCTGCAGTATAAAGTTTACCCGTTAAAGTCACCTGTGATACAGAAGCTGTGGCCGAACTGCTCAAAACAAATTTGCTTGATGTTGTACTCTCGCTACCTTTCTCAAAATAAATTACTGTGCCGCTGGCTAACCCAACGCCCAAGGAAGCAACCTTCAAAGAGGTCGCCCCTGTTGTGGCATTTTCGTCTACTGTGATGTCTTTTGCTGTAGCGCCAACCAGCTTTAAATAATCTGCCGCATTAGCCGCAGTAGGATAAAAGTAAACATAATTTTTAGAATTAAAATATGTATCATTCAAAGGCGAAGGATTGCTCGCTGTTGCCGAAGGTTGGTTAGCCCCTCCAGCTTCAAAAAATACAGGGGTTGAGCCAGCACTGGTTTGCTGGAGGAAAACATTAGTAGGGTCATTTTTAGATTTCCATTTTCCAATACCCGTGTTATTTGCAATAGCCCCAGCACTAACGTTTAAAATATTAGAAGTATCTTGGGCGTCAAACTGCGCCACCAACCCCTCTATATTCGAGGGATTAAAGAACCTAGGTCCAATAAACAACATCTTGTCTCGAAAATTTGTTGGTGTGTAATGAGCTGTACCACTATAATCAAGAACGCGAATAGCCTTCCCCGGTACCCCACCAAGCCTTCCTGTTTGATTACCTTGGTCTAATTGAAAGGGGTCGCCTACGCCATCCTGTTGTCCTGTCCCCCCAACGCTTCCAAAAATAGCACCATCACCCCCATAAGTTTCTTTCATAGGGCGCCCAACACCTTGTCCTACCCCAAACACTTTTAATGTTCCATTTTGAGTATCAAGGGGTTTAACTGTAACGTCTGACTCGGAGCCATCCGTCCCTTTAACCGCTACTCTTTTGCCGCCTTGGGAAATAATTATGGGATCCACTATACTGTTGCTGAAACCCTGCCCGCCCCCACCTGCGCCACCATAATGGATTAAACGTTAACGTGCCAGCCGCTATCTCGGCCAGTTGGCTGCGTTCCTCTTCATCACCGGCATTCAAACCTTGTTGTACTGTATTATAAAAATTATTTGACGATGAACCAGTCCTTGAGGTGGGTGCTGTTCCCTCAAAAACACCAAGCCCAGCGTCAGCCTTAACTTTCAATGTCTGTTCCGTATTAAGTCGGTCACCAGCGCCTCCTCCTCCTCCTCCTCCTAAAATATGAGCCGAATAATCTTTTTGTATCTCAAACTTAGCAATGTCTTTGTGGGTAATCCGTACAGCATCTCCCCCCCTTTCGCCTTCTGATGGATCTATAAATTTACCTACATAATACGCCATCTCAGGAGAGTTCGCATCAACAGCGTTTGCTTTATTTGTCGTAACATAAGTAAAGCCCGCATTGCCCCCGTCTCCTCCTTTACCCACAATAGCAGAACCCTCTTTCATGATGAGAATGGTGGGAGTTTCTGCGATAGGCTTTGTAGTATGGGTAGGACTAATCCCCGTTAACAATTGATAACCATTTTCAATAGCCCCTAAATTAGTATTACAGGTGCCTATCGTTCCGGCGGCTAGTGTAGAGGCTACCACGGCGGTCCCGGCGACAGATATATCTCCGGCACTAGCATCAGCGCTTAACGTGAAAGTATCATCTCCAAAATAAACAATATCCCCGTTTTCAAGAAGAGTGGGCACAGGATCAACAGACATAGCGCTCGCTGCATCTGCCAAAGTACTGCTTAGGGTCACACTCATATCTTGGGTTGTTGTAGCGGCCCCAACAAGATGACCCCCTCGTAAGACATATTGAACACCTGTAAAATTCTCTGCATATATGCCTGTAGCAGGAGAAGTCGTATCTACTCCCCCCACCTGTTCAACCATATTTCTATTTACCAATGCTGCATCAAATTTGCCACTAAGATTAATATTGGTTTCTCCATTGTCTAAATATATAATCAAGGCGTGTTTCGGTCCGGTAGGAACTTTAATGCGATCCTGCGTATAAGTAGCAGATCCCGCGGTCAACCCTGTTTCGACATCTTCCGACACTATTTGGTTGAGGTCATTAGTTCCGCTAGCATACACCCACATGGAATTATGTCCGGCGCCTCCCGCAACCCCTTGAAGCTCTGCTCTCATTCTATAATAGTAATCTTTATTAAACCCAAGAAAACCAGTGTGCATATAAGTGCTTGGTTGGCGTATCCCCGTATTTAGCGGGTCGTTTAAAGGCGCTCCATTTCCCGCCTCCATGATAAGACTTGGTGGCACCATGGCCCCAGTATAGAGATTGGTTCCCACAGTGGCCCCTGCGTAAGAATCAGTAATATAACGATAATTTACATTATTATAATCAACTCCAGTCCAGTTACTATTGTCCTCTGAGTTTTGTATACTGTATCTTGTTGTATAGTAGCCGCTTTCGGGCACGCGCCATGTTAAAAAATTCCTTGGGTAACCTGAGCTTGTGTCATAAATCCCTGTTTGTATTAAAAATTTCTCAGGGTTCCCCGGGTTATCATCTACAATCCCTCGATAGGGATTACCGGCTCCAAGGCCTGTCACATATCCCGTTATGCCTAGTGTGATGGGGCCGCTGACATCTGCCACCCCATCTCCCTCACTAACACTAGTAATAGAAAGGGAGGTGGTATAAATCCCGTTATTAAAGGGTCCCGTACCAGCGCTAGGGCCGGAGAGATTATCTAACATCCCATTAAAATAAAACGGAATAAAAGCATTTCTGCCGGGAGGAATCGGTATGGGTTCACTTATTCCACTAGGAAATTCAAAAGCCTTAAAAGCATCATTGCGCTCTATCCGGGTTTCAAGGGAATAACGACCACTATTAGTCAAATAAAATCCTGTCCGCATGGAAAACCCTGTTACAACGTATGTGGATAAACCGGTATTCGATACAAACACGTCATTCTCTGGCCTTTGCTGAGTAGTAATGGCTCCCTTGCTTCCCAACACCGGACGATTGACTACCGTAATTAGAGTGTTAAACTCAGCCTCTGCTGTTAGGTAATCTACAGGAAACTCTAGAAATTCTACCCTTATATCGTTATTGTCTTTGAATTTTAATGAATGATTCCATCTCTGACAAATAAAAACCTTGTCAGAAAAATTGTAAGGAGCTGGTAATGTAAACCTAATTAAATCACTACCTCTATGATGTTCCAGAAAATGGATAATAGCCTTAGTCTCCGTGTCTGTTCGTCCTGTCAGCTCAAGAGAAAAAGTCAACAGATTTTTATTTAATCCATCCTTCATTCTAATATAAAACTCGTTTTGAAGCTGAGGTTTTGTAAAACGAGGGTTTTGCTTAATATTTAATCCGGCTTCTATGTCAAAATAAAAATGATCCTTAGTCCAAAGCGTTCCGTCTCCAGTAGGGCTATTGTAACCGTCAGAACTTATTCCTGTCGTGGGGGCGTCTCCGGAAAAATAATACCATCCGGATTGCAGCGGCGTCATCTCAAGGGAATCCCCCGCATTTGTGGATTCAAAAAAGACCGCATCATGCTGGTAATAGGCTTCTCCAGTGGGGTTATATCCTTGTCGCGTACCACTCCACGGAATCGCAAAACTTTGCCAATCTGTTAAACTTTTGGTTTCGTTGAAAAAAGCAGTGGATACACTATTGACATCTGGAGAGTCATACTGGTGGTCAAAATTTTCTACAAAAAATCTTGCCTCAAGGTCATAAGGACTAAACGGTGTCCATTTGATACCAGTGTATCCGCCACTTGGCCGCTCCCCTTTGTTAAAAGAATCATCTAAAAAATGCAACAAAGCCTTGGTCTCCTTGTCTGTGCGCTTCTCAAATGAAACATTAAATGTTGCCTTTAATGCATTTTCACTGCGATTTAGAAAGTTAAAGTAACCATCCCCATATTTTATTCCATAGTAGCTCGTATTATAATCCACTGACGCCCCATAAGAGGGTTCAAAATAAAAATCTTGAGTCCAGTTCGAAGTAGTAGCAATAGGAGTATTGGAAGCCGAAGCGACTTGATTTATATTGCCACTATAATAATAATGACCTGATTGAGCTTCTGTGCATGTGGTTTGCGTTGCGCCTACGCTATAGCCACTAAAATAAACCACATCATTCTTTTCATAAGTAGCTCCAATAGCAAAAGGGTCTATACCGTAAATATTAGTTGCGCCAGAATTTAAAATCATACCGTTCTTTTACCTGTTAAATATGCTTGAGATATACCAATTGAGCCTCTCACATAACCATTGGTTCCTACCGAAACATTTTGAGAAAAAGCTTGGCCAGTGCACCCAAAACGACCAAGAGCTGTAGCACCTGCGTCCCCATATACATCGTGGATGTAAATGTCTAAGGTAGCTTCATAGCCTGTCGTGGTTAACACATTGCCCAAATCCTCCCCTTCAACATTCATATTAATTCTTACGTTTTCCTTTGTTACCCTGATTGGGGGCCCGCTTCCAATTGGAACCACAGGGTTACGTTCTGTCGTTACAGAATAGCTAAATCCTAAGTGACTATTTATACCTATGTCGGTGCCAGCCGCATATGTACGAGCACCATGTCCAATTTCACGAGCCTCCTCCCGAGTCCCTCTCATTGCACTATCACTTTTACCGGATACCTCTACGCTTAGTTCTCCATAAATATCCAACGAAGATTGTACCTCAATAGGCTGAAAGGGACTTACCGAAAAAGAAAGGCTCTTAATATATCCGCTACTAAATTCAATTCCACCTAAATTACCCCGTAATGGTTCTCCTGTCCATTCTACAGCAGTCAGAGGGTTGAGGAAAGGGTGAAGTACTCCCGTCAAATAATGACTAAACTCTAGCGTCCCCTTCAGAGGAGCGGTAGGAGCATATCTTATGATACTACCTACAATATTTTCGATAGGAGTAACAGAAGCCTCAACGCCTAAAGTAGCATTCTCGGCAAAAATGCTTTTGCCTTCAATTTCCAGTAACGCTTTTTCATATTTTATGAATTTAGCCATTCTTAAGCTTTATGCTTGGCACCATATATGGCCCATGTCCATGTAACCGTAGTTGCATATAAATCGGGGGTTGTACCTGCTGAACGAAATGTAATCTGGCAACTTCCCGTAGATTTAGTAGTCGCCTCTCCAAACAATACCTGACTGTTTCCTGAATCCCAACCAGTAGCTACAACGGTGTAAGTACTTGCATCGCCCGTAGCAGCCAAGTCATTCACAAAAGTAATCGTGGCAACATTTGTAGACGGCCGAGTAATAGTAGATACGTTATATTGACCTGATCCATTGATTGCGCTCCCTGAACCAACCGCGGTACCAAATGCTGCTGGAGTGTTACTGGCATTGACACCGCCTCTGGCGTTACCTGATGTAGCCCCATTTATATAAACAGTATTAGTTTCTAGAGTACTATAAAAAATGGTATTATCAGGGCTTGTGACAGCCGTACCTCCGAGAGTTGTAATTCCAAAATATTCTACAGAAGTATCTTCAAAAGAACCAGCAAGCCAATTAAATTGATTAGCAGCAGCATAACCAATCGCCGCCGTATCATCATTAGCAGCATTAGCCACCAATGCTAACCTCACACCACTTGTGCTACTCGAGGCAATATAAGCTGCGGTTGTCTTGGCCGCTCTTGAATCACTGCTTTTATCATGCAAATTACCAATAGCTAAAGGATAAAGAAAATCTGGAGTAGTAGAATCTTGCCAGCTAGACCCTATATTTATATACCCTGTTGCCTTGCCAATAACAATACCTTGTGCTTGATTCGGAGTATTATCAGTGCCTTTGATTTGCAAATAGGTGCCCGCTGCCGCCTCATTAACAAAGAAACAATCTGATAACTGAAAGCTTGAGTTGCCACTTGTAGCATTAATCTTAAGCATTGTCCCCGTACCTTCCACATGAAGATTAGTATCCGGGCTCTCAATTCCTATTCCTACTCGCCGCGTAGCTCCATTTGCCAGTACCACCAAAGGGGACTTATAAGTACCTCCATTATCATAATAAAAATAAGTCTTTCGGCTAGAGCTTGAGACATTTCTCATTATGTGCATAGCACTAGAAGATACGATTCCGGGACCATTAGTACCATCAGAATAAAGATAGACACTATAAGGACCTATAACAGGACCCGAACTATGCGTGCCCCCCATAAGACGAAAACTAGGCGTAGTCCCAGCGGTCGCATCACCCACAGTCAAAAGGTCCGAAGGAGCAATATTGGATATCCCCGTTTTACCATCCCTTAAAATGCTCAAACGATGAGCTGTCTTAGTTTGAGCGTATATTGTGAAAGCATTATTGAGCCCACCATGAGCACCATAAATCTGAAACCGTTGAACATCGTTACGAAACTCCATATAAGGATAACTATCACTAGCGGTACCATATAGCCTCAGGAGAGCTTGTGAGGCGGCCGTAGGGGAAACCGTTGTCTTAATATCCAATTTGGAAGCAGGGCTTGTATTGCCTATGCCTACATTGCCACCGTCCTCAAGCGTAATACCTATATCTCCATCACCATCACCTAAAGACAAGTTTCCTCCTGCAGCGCCTCCCATAAACACCGGGGCTTTATGAAGCGTATTCGTTTGAATCTTCATAATCTGATTGCTGTTGCTTGCATCTGCTATAAAAAGCAAATCATCCACCGCAGGTGCGGCGCTCATCTCAGTATAACTACCAATTTGTCCCATATTAAAGTTCCTTATTTAAAAAATCTACGAATTCTAGATTTACACTTAACACACCATCAATTGACGTACTAATGTTTTCTGATATCAGTTGTCCCGTTACGCTTCTGAAATTATATAATGTACGGCGGCCATTATCTAACAAATCTTCAGGAACATGGTCTTTCAGCGCATCTCCTACATTGTCCTTGAGTGACTGAATCCCATTTGTGCTTTTATTAATTTTTAATTGTATTGTTTCATAATGACCACTTCGTATCGTATCCATAATATTGGCCGTTTCGAAATCGTCAACTTCTACTGTAAAATTTGTTCTTACTTCTATAGGGTAATT